ACAACAAACTTAATACCCAGCACACTAACTGTAAGAAGGCCGAAATCTAGGGCAGCCTTTTTCCAGTCAAACAATTTCACGAGAGCTAATTTGGCACTTGCACCACTCTTCTTCCTTAAGTAGATCTTTGCACATGAGTAGTACACTCGGTATTTAACGAAAAATTCCGAATATTCATTACCACCCTCAAGGTCGTCGATGTAGGGAACCTTGGAGAGAACATCAATCATTTCCGTAAGCTCCTTAACATCCCCAATATGGGATTCATCGATTGGGTTGATGTCCACATAATATTTCCAGCCATTTAACCTGACCCTAGGAAAATCGTGGTGTGTGCTAATCTGCTCAACAGCAAAATCATGGCAGTTCGATTTGTTTGACGCAAGGCAGGTGACGAAATAATCAGGGGCAACCGCCTTGGTTTTGTGGTAATATCGGTTTGCTATGAAAGGAATGCTCATCGAAAGACCCTGGGCCTCAACGGAACCTGGCAGTGGGGTAAAGGAAGCTCTAACCCTGTCTGCGGCCGAAAAGGACCCGGGGAGTTCTGATTTCTGAGGAAGGGGGGTTGTTGTTGCTCTCCGCAAGTCCAGCTTGGAGAAAGAACCCGGTTCATTCGTAGCCGCATCAAATCCTCTTTCATACTCACGCAATATGGAGGAAGCCATGAAGCCTTTAAAGGCATGGTCTTCCGATTTGCTTTTCGCGCTATCATTCAGGAACCTTATAATCTCCGAAGGTGGTTTAACCTCACCCCCGTAAGGAAGTATAGTGGGTTGGTTCGAGGTCAACTCGTGTAGGACAAAATCAACCCCTGAATAACAATAATCGATGTACTCCATAAACGAGGTTGGTGAACCCTCCACGGTATTGAGTTTAAAGAACTCATCAGAAACCCTCTTCATGAAACGCACATTTTCCTCCTTGTCAACACCTTTTCTCAGCGTCATTTTGACAAAATACACACGTCGAAAGAAAGCATTGGGATCGCTTATGCCAACTAAGTTATTCCAATTGTGGCAATTAGTGGTTCCCATGATCACCTTCGAGGTGAAATAAGTGGTACCCTTCGAACCCAAATCTGCCATGTTGAGTGGGCAGGCGCCGGTGTTAATAAGGCGTATGAGTTTGTGGGGAGTACTAATCATGCCACTGGCTGGAGGATTGGGATCCATTTCATCAATGAGGACTACTGGCTGATTTTTGTAACCCGAATAGTAAGCATCTGTCTGATCCAAGCAGAATATATTCTTGCCAATCTGTCTTGGGTCCTTGCTGAACACCTCCCTCATGAAGTCATTAGAGAGCGTGACAACGAATTGTTGAGACAAAATGCTGTTGAAAGTGGTTTTACCTATCTTGGGCTCACCTACTAGCATAACACACACGGGTTCTACTCGATCACCAGAATCTGAGCCGATAATGGAGCGGGCTGTTAGTATTTCAGTATTTAATTTGTTAGTTATGGTTTTAACTACACAAAACAGGTTTCCTCCTTTATCGAGGTCCTTACTGAATCTGGTTATCTCGTCCATCAGGATAGTGGACTGTAGAACGAATTCTTCAGCAGTCAACTTGTTCACTGACCAGGCAGTGAGCACATCACGTATTTCATCCAGTTTAGAACGAACGGCTGTGCTACTATTGCTTATAATCCTCCAATCGCTATCCTTGCCACTCACAAAATTGCTGAGTTTGTCAAGGCAAAGTTGTACAAATGACAAGAAAGATTCAAATGCTTTAGATGAATTGCTACCGAAGGAGCGCTTCATGTTCTCGTTAGTCCAGTCAAGGACATCAGATAGGCTGGTGCAGTAATGCATTGAATCTATCATCTTGTATAGGAACAAAGCACCAACTAGACCCAGGGCATTATCACTGCCACTTTGGACCTCAAGGCCTTTACTCTTTTGGAAGAGTGAGGACACAAAATCCTTGTAACGTTTGAAGCGGAGAGCTACGACAATGGCCACTATTGCCTTCAGGCTATAATTATCTGTGGCCATGGCAAACGCTAAAGTGGAAAGCATGATGGCATCCACTATGAGCTCCACGGTCTTGTCTCCAACATCAATCTTAGTCCCATGAGCTAGTGTCTCAACAAAACTAGTGAGCTTACTATCAATCATATCCAAAGTGCGATCATCCGCACCAACGGAAAAATTAAAGGGCCAAGATTGAGTTTCAATACCACTCTGTGGCTCAAGGTTGTGATCAATGCAATATTGCTTCAAACTGGAAACAAGCTCGCCGAACTTGTCCCATTTCTCTTCCGTCATACTAAATTCAGGGTCAATTGCCTTCATTTTGGTAACGAATTCGAAAAACAACTTGGTCATAATATGGCTCTCGAAAGGGATGTCATCACCCCAATCGATAACCGGTAGAGAATCATTCTCATCAGGCTCGTGACCACTCTGCAATTCAACAAAGAGGTCTGATCGAACAATGCGGCAACGCTTTTTCTTTTTATTCTGAAGCTCTTATATGAGCTAACAAAACTGGGAGTTCTACCCCCCTCACTTAAATGCATCGC